GTGTCTTAATAGCCTCCGGGAGAATCAGTTTGCCGTCCAGTCTCTGACTTGCAAGAAAGCCAACCTGTCCGGTCATAGCAAAGAGTTCATTCAGTCGCTTGAAAGAGCGTCCCTGTCTGTCAGCCACCCAGTAGTAACTAAAGTCACCGAATGCCATACACTTGTTGCCAGCCTTGATTTCCGGCACATAGCTTGATGTTTTGTAAGGGCGATTGAGAATGGTATCCAGCACACCCGCCTGCACAGACGGATTCCAGATATAGTTGCCTGTGTTATCCTTCAGCTTACGAAGTGCCTTAACCGTGGAATCGTTGAGAACCCACACAGCCTTCTTGCGGTACGGACTTCTGAGAGAATAGAACAGTTCCATCACATCATCAAAGGTAATGTTTGCACCGGTTGTTGTTGCACCATCTTCTGCACCGCCTACGGTATGGAAGATACCTGTCGGCTTGCCCTTGCCGTCACCAACAAAGAATGCCTCTTCTTCCTTTGCACCGATACGACGGGCAAATTCACGGGCAATGTAGGACGGCAGGTCAAATACACTGTCGTTCAGCAGTTCCTCAGAAATCTTGATTGCTGTTCCCAGCTTATATGCGGAAAGCGATGCCTGACCGAATGTATCATCGGAGAGCGTATACTGCTGCTCCTCGTCCATCCAGACTGCTTCGCCCTTGGAAGTCACAATCGGAATCTTGCGGTCGCCGTTGGAAGTCTTGATAACCGTTGCCATCTGACGGAAGATACTTTCTTCCTCCAATGCTTCCACCAGTTTTCTTTCGTGAGGTAGCAGTGTGCCGCCTTATCATCTTTCGATGACAGGTTTGCACAAAGCCCCTCCCAAACCGTGCTTACACCTCTCGATGTACACGGCTTTCCATTCATTATTGACATGTCATTTATTTTGTTCCCTGTGAATCTTTTTGAAGCATTTCGGGCAAACAATCAACGTTTTACGTCTCATGTGAAGCATTTTCTTGCCCCATTCCGTAGTGCTTTTCAGATTCTTCATTTTACCTGCATGATAAATACAGCAGGAATCACTATTATCACCACACAGCTCACATACCCCTGCGCTTAACCGCACATATTGTGACAGCTTTTTCGGGTCAAAGGATTTGTATTGCCATGGGTCTTTATCGGACATCAACTTACCGGCTTTGCAGTCAGCTAACGAGACAAGCTTTGCATATTTGATACCGCCTTTAACTTCATGGGGAATAGCCCATTTGCCATCATGACGATATTTTTGGATGATTTTTCTCGTTGTGCTGTTGCTTTTGCTTGCAAGCGTCTTTAGACAGCTATATTCCATAAGATAACGGAAATAATTCAGCTTATCATAATTCGCTGCTAAGCAGTAATAATTGCAAATGCCACGGATTTGTGCATTATACCTGTTCACAATATCCACTTCCGAAAGATGTCTTAATCTTGGAACGCAAACCGCCCAGATTTCTCCGTTTGGTTTTTGTTCTATGATGTCGTTTTTGAACAGGAACTGCATGATCTTATCTTCGAGAGGTACAGTTAATTCTACAGAGTTATTCAGCGTTCTTTGTTTAACACCGTTTGCCTTTTTCTTTATCTTCTGGCTTCGGCGTACCGCAACGTCATAACCAAGGAAACGTACTCGTTCAGCACTGTGTGTGATCTTTGTTTTCTCAGCACTCAACTCTAAATGGTACTGCGTTGATAGAAATTCTCTCAGAATCTCTTTAATTTCTTCACAGTCTTCTCTGCTTCCGCTGATTCCAATTAGAAAATCATCAGCATATCGGCAGTATACAAGCTTTTTATCGTCGGACATTCTTGCGGGCGTTTTCAATTTTTGATTGCACACCGCTTTATATTCCTTGATTGCAAGCTCACGTTCCTCACCTTTTACCCTGTCAATCTTCTTTTGAAGTGTCTGCCTTCTTTTCGCTAAATGAAGATATTCCGGTGTCTGGTGTCGTGTAGACTGCTTATCGAACTTTTCCTTGAGTTTCATGACTTTCCGGTCAAGCTCATGCAGGTATATATTTGCCAGAATAGGGGAAATGATTCCGCCCTGTGGTGTACCGGAGATTGTGGTATGATATTGAAAATCTTCCACATAACCTGCTTTCAGGAAAGCTCTGATAATATTGATAAATCTGCTGTCCTTGATTTTGACTTCTAACGTTTTAATAAGCACTGCGTGGTCTATATTGTCAAAGCAACCCTTGATGTCGCCTTCTATGAACCATTTTACAGAACGAAAATTTGTCTTTATCTGGTCGAGAGCTGTATGACAACTTCTCTCCGGTCTGAAACCATGTGACTGGTCATAAAATAACGGTTCATAGATTGCTTCCAGAAACATTCTAACCGCCTCTTGCAGAAGTTTATCTCGAAATGACGGAATACCCAGTGGGCGCATTTTTCCGTTCTGTTTCTTGATATATTCTCTGCGCACAGGCTTCGGTTTGTACTTTCCTGACCTCAATTCTTCAATCAGTTCATGCACATATTCAGCACTAAAACCGTCAGCAGTGTCGTTGTCACTTCCGGGAGTCATTGCTCCACTGTTTGCATATAATTTCTGGTAAGCTGCAAAATAAATGTCCTCTCTCAGAAGGTAGCGAAAGAGTCTTGTAAAGACTCCGTCGTGATGTTCCGAGGAACTTTTATTGACACGCTCCAAAATCTCCGATGTTGGATTCATGAGGATTCTCCTCCCTTTCATCTTCTTACTTTGGAATTAACAAACTGCTTCCCTTCGCCATGTAGTGGGCGTTATCCACCTCGGACTACTACGGAAGCTCCGTTGCCATATGGAATATTCAGTCTCGAATAGACATAGCCTTTCGGCATTTCCACTTAGGCAATCCCTGTTTAACGATGCTTATAGGCAAGTGATAACTGTCGGATATCATTTCGGTTTATCTCACGTGTTCTCACGCTTGCTTCATGACCTATAGCAGACACCATAACGAATTCAATATTATGGTGGGGTCATGAGAGTGGTTTCAGGATAATTTCCACACCCTCCCACGAAAAAGGAGCTAACCTTTGCTTTGGCAATCCAGCCTTATCCTTATGTTATCTTGTCATTGCAGGTACTACTCGCCTCATATCCTTTTGACGTTTCCTGCGTTTCTGCCGTGCTGTGTTCCCGTGTCCAGTTTCCTGTCATCGGTTAGGCAGATTGACAACCGCTCTGCTGTGCGGTGTAGAGCCTAATCTACTGTAAACATCGCCTTTTACAGGCGCACAAACTCATCTGGAACAAGATAGCCACCCTCTGCGTCTGTGCCAATGTGCAAATCGTCATGGACATCGATCCAGTTACGATTTCTGATGCTGTTCCAGAATGCTGTCTTGTAAGTATCGCTTGCCGTACCTGCCTTTTTCGTTACGTCCGGTGTGGCAGGCTTGCCGAGAACAGGAGTGGAAGTTGCCTTGTTCATTTCAGCTTCGATTTCAGCCTGTCTTTCCAGACGCTGAATTTCCTTGCCAAGGTCAACAATGGTCTGTTCCATTGCATCGTATGTTTTGGAATCTTCCTCGCTGAGCACGCCGTTTGCATTTCTCTTGCTGTCGAGAAAATCACGGGCAGTATCCCAAACCTTCTTTCTCTTTTCTCTGAGTTCCTGAATTGTCATAGCCATAGTTAAAATCCTCCTTAGTATTTCAGTAATGCCAGTCTTTTTTCAAGCTGGTCAATTGGTGTACCTGTAACGAATTCTGCTGATGCAGATACTTTGGATAAGAATGCAGATAGATTCTTCGATTTGGAATAGGTCATTGCAGTCAGGGTATCTTCTTTTTCTTCTTCATCCTGTTCTTCCTCTTCAGGAACAACAGGCACTTTCTTCTCTGCAAACAGAATCCCGTCTACAAACCCCATTTCATGAGCCTTTTTCGCATTGAGCCATGTTTCATCGGACATCAGCTTCGCAATCTTGTTTCTGCTGAGATGAGATTTGGTTTCGTAGGCGTTGATAATGCTCTCTTTGACTTCATCAAGCAAGATGATAGCCTTTTCCATATCAGATTTATTTCCCATAGCACAAGTGCTGGGGTCGTGGATCATCATTAGGGCAGTTGGTGCAATCAAAGTTTCATCGCCTGCCATTGCTACAACTGATGCGGCAGAGGCTGCAATACCGTCAATTTTTACGGTGACCTTGCCTTTATGATTTTTCAGCATGGAATAAATCTGACTTGCGGCAAACACATCTCCGCCTGGACTATTCAGCCAGACTGTCAGATTTCCACTTACTTTTGAAAGTTCGTCACGGAAAAGGGCAGGTGTGACCTCATCGCCCCACCAGGTATCTTCTGAAATAGGGCCATTAAACAAAAGCTCTGTTTCCGATGTATCTTCGTTTTGGATAAAGTTCCAAAATTTCTTCATTTGGTTTTTTCCTCCTTTTCTGAATTTTGATTTGCAAATTTTCCCGCTTCAGAAAGTTTTGTAAAGCTGCCATTACACAAGTAAAGATTACCACCTTCTTCCTCAGAAAGCATATTCATATCTTCCAGTTCACGAATATCGTTAGCAGACATCCAGCCGTTCTGACGTGCTGTAGCATATCCCTGCATACGGGAAGCATAATCGCCACGCAAAAGTCCGTCTACATTGAACTTCACGAAATACTGACCTTTTTCCGAATCAGAAAGAAGTGCTTTTTGTAAGGACTGCTCCCATCGAACAATCCAAGGGTCAAGGCTGTATTTGACGAAATCCAATGACAGATGTTCTACGTTACTGAATGTTGCATGGTCAAGGTCGCCAATCATATGAAGCGGCACTCTGTACATTCTTGCAATTTCCTCAATCTGAAACTTTCGTGTTTCCAGAAACTGTGCTTCATTGTTTGGAATTGCAATGGGGGTGAATTTCATGCCCTCCTCTAAAACTGCGACCTTGTGAGCATTTCTTCCGCCATAGGCTCTTTGCCAAGCATCACGCACACGCTCCGGATTTTTGATCACTCCGGGGTGTTCTAACACGCCACTTGGTGAAGCACCATTTCCGAAAAACGATGCCCCATATTCCTCACAGGCAATAGAAATGCCGATTGCATTTTTCGCAAGTGCAATCGGCGAATATCCAACCAGTCCGTCAAATCCTAAACCCGGAATGTGCAGGACTTCATCAGCATAAAGAACGATGTCGCCCTGTTCTTTCAGATTCGGATTTGCCTCATCGTAACGGCTGTAAATATATATCAGGCGGTTTTTCTCATCACGGTCAACCTTTATTTTGTCAGGCATCAAAGGGTATAGCCCTAAAACATCACCTCTGCCGTTTCGGATAATCTGTGCATAGGCATTGCCGTAAATCAGCAGATGTGACATTAAGGTTTCTCGGAAAACAAAAGAAGTCATTTCAGGATTTGGCTGGTCGTGGAGTAAAAAATAAAGCGGATGCTGTGGCACTCGCTCTTTTCCGCTATCGTTGTATTTGTACAAGTGTAGTGGCAACTGTGCAATTGCTTCTGACAGAACCCGCACACAGGCATACACCGCAATATGCTGTAAGGCTGTTCTGTCGGTGACTCTTTTTCCTGCATTGCTTCTACCGAAAAAGTATGTGTATGATGGACTGTCGTAGCTGTTGGTCGGCTTATCTCTGGACTTAAAGAGCCCGCTGAAAATTCCCATGAAATCACGCTCCTTTCTTGACTTTTCGTATATGGGTGTGGTATAATATGCTTAACAATATGTAGGGCATCAGCCTTACAAATCGGAATTTGGAGAGATAAAAATGTGGGCATTATTTGCTGTTCTATCTGCGGTGTTTGCCGCACTGACTTCAATTCTCGCAAAGGTTGGAATTGAGAATGTAAATTCAAATCTTGCAACGGCGTTAAGAACGATTGTCGTTCTGGCAATGGCGTGGGGAATGGTTTTTATTACAGGAACACAAAACGGAATTATGGAAATCAGCAAAAAAAGCTGGGTTTTTTTGATACTGTCGGGACTTGCTACGGGAGCATCCTGGCTATGCTATTATAAAGCTCTTCAAATGGGGGAAGCGTCAAAAGTAGTTCCGATTGATAAACTGAGCGTAGTTATCACTTTAGTGCTTGCTTTTGTTTTCCTTCACGAACAATTTACTTCAAAGTCTGCCGTTGGAGCATTGTTAATAACGATAGGGACGTTAGTTATGGTTCTATAAATCTATAAATTCCAATTTGTAGGGGTAACTACATCTATAAAATCAACATCTCCCTTTCATCATAAACACTCACCCCAGAATCACCCAATCCACAGCGAATCGCACGGTCGAGAGCCATAATCATGGCAACTGCACCGTCAATCTTCTCTGTG